TTTGTTTCTTTTGTTATTGTAGCAGGTACTATGTACAAGACTGGAAATACCTAATTCCAGCCAGGTGTTGAATCTCTCTGAAAAGCTCTGAGTAGTAAGTCCTTCGACCACTTTGGTTTATCCGTCTAGACCGCAACGCCGTTCAACGTTTTTACGATGCGATCCCGTATATATCCTACACCCATGAATCAGTGTGGATCATGCGCCATTGCAAGGCTGCCTCTCGTGTGGTGAAAGGCAACTTCGACAAGAGCCCATTTTCCTTCAGCCAAGGGACAAGCTGATTCATGCGCTTGTCCCATACCTCCTGGGGATGTTGCGCCATCTCTCCTTGCATAGACTTGACATTGCTCATCATGTCATCAATGCAGGATTTGTTGGACCTGTACCAATATGGTGTCCAGAGATAGCTGTCCTCCCCAAGGGGGGCCCTCCAACCACCAGGAGCAGTTGGGTCCTTGATAATGCCCCTCTGCAAAAAGGTGCACTTCTCAATATCTTTGAAACTCGATAGCTCCCCGTCCTTGACGTCATCTGTGTACGTCAACCCGAAGATGTCTTTGAGTTTCTTCGCCAAGATGACCTGATCGAAGAGTTCGGTCATCTTGTCGTTTACGGAGTTGACATTGTCGTCTCCGAAAGGCACAGTCTTCAAATTCATGGGTATTGGACTGTAATCCTTCGTGGCGTCTGCATATGCGGCGCCGATTACTATCACAGTGAATAAGCTATTCACTATGGTAGTGAGAGGATGTCCACTTGGCAAACTCTTGTTCCACTGCACCACATATCTCGCCTCATGCGACATGCCCACGAGGTGGCGCGAGTGGATCAGGTCCAGCCAAAGCATATTCCTGACAATCTCGTCTTCCTCGCGCCATGTCTCTGACATGCGGTACCATGCGTTGATGGATTCGAGAATGAGGTCGTGGATATACGGTTGCTGGCTTGCATCAAAGCCCTTAAAGTCCCCAGCAAACACATTATCACCTGCCTGATGGAGATAGTTCACCATGGTGCCCCAGTCCGTAATCGGATTCATTCCGGGCCCAAAACCAACCTCAACATTGCACATGAGGCGAGCTCCAATGTAAGCGCCAAAATACATCTTGCACAGTATGGTGTAAGCTTGGGGGCAAGATGATACATAACGCGTCTTCACCGCCTCAACCTTAGCATGAGTACGGAGCTCATCCTTCAATATAGCTTTGAAGATAAACGCTGGTCTCTTCCTCGCCTTCAAAAGCTCAAGCTTTGAGAGCACTGTGGCCCTCAACTCCCTCCACATATCGTTGTCGAGGTTGTACTCGGGATCGTTCCCCAGCCAGGCCTTCTTACCCACGGATGCGACAAGGCAATCTGGATAACCCGGGGATGTGTCCCTTGGAATGGCCTTCACACCCATCGATGGCACTCCAACCGTTGCCTGTTCGGGAGTGAGGATGATTTTCGGGAAATCCTTTGTGAACTCAGCAAACTCATGAGTCACTATATCGGCCACCAAAGAAAGTCCCATAACCTCTCTCCACTCATGTGGTGTCTTGTAAGGTTCCATGCTCTTGATCATGGGATACACCTTCACGCCATCCCTCATTACAGGTGACAAGACTGCTGGCGCCTTCGGACACTCCCCAAAGATTTTTGCCTCACCCATGGGGCTGAGCTTTAACTGCGTTTTCCCAGCGTTGTTCGAAACCTTGTCGACAACACCAATCATAGTGATACTGCCGTCCACAAGCCTGTCGGTTCCTGTAAGCCCACTTTGTTCAACAGGGTCGCACTCTGTAAGGGTCACACCATCCGTGGCCAAATCCTCGACGAGCAGATCTGTGTAGCAGTCCAGTTTCGCTCGCGCGTTCTCGACCATTTCCCTCGTGATCACAGTTGCGTAGCCTTTCGACCCAATGAAGTTCCTTGACCCTGCGTAGTGCATACCAAGGTATAATCCCTTGTGGTACCTACTGTCAGTGAGCAACAGAGGACTACCACAATCGCCATGTGTAGAGCTTACGCCATATTGAAAAGTCTGCACATAGTCGTTACCTTGGACGTTGAAACTCGGTAAGAACTTGAGGTAGGGCGATTCCATCCTTGAGGTTGCGAGACGCGTCACCTCTTCGCCGTGGGATACCGATTGCACCGCGTGTAAAGTCACCCGCTGGCTTATGTGAGTGAACTCCGCCATCTGAGCCTCATTGAATAGAAGCTTGGTAATGTTCTTCATGGCCTTCACTCCTCTTCTGTCCATCTTCAAGAATATAAGGTCCAGCCCCGAGCTCTTGAAGGAGACAGATTTGAAGAGCAAAAACCTCCTCATACTCATCGTGAAATTATACTTATCCTGCTCAGCGTTCACGAACTCAAGCTGGGTGTTGTTTAGAACGCGCTCCTCCATCTGGCGCCAAAAATGGTATGGCATCGCCGCAAGATCGCCGTCGAAGTACTGAATGGTCCCAAGGTGTGTCCTCTCGCCGTCCTGTATTGCGGTCATGGAGAAGCAATTGGATAGTATCTTTTTCACCGACATGTCGTGATTCTCATTTCCTTGGAGCACAGGCTCTTTCACAAACGTGCGCCTTTCCTTACCTGCCGGTCGTGAGGGGTTGTGCGATTGTTCTCTCGCAGAGAGATCCACTCCAAAAGCGCTCAGCATTGTCAAAAGGCACTCGTAAAAGAAATTCGCTGTTGCAATCGCGAGCTTGAAAACCACACCAATCACAAAAGCAAAAGCACTTGCCAATATTGCACCAACACCGATGTATGGCGCCATCTTCGCGAACTTGTCTGATGCTGGCACCGCTCGGTCATAGAGGTATTGTATGGACATGTTACACCTCTTGGCCGCGGAGGTCATGAGCTCGGTGAGCGATCGTGGGGCGTTTTTCCCTAGCGACAATATTGCATCAAGGATCTTTCCAAAGAAACCTCTCTCAATCTCTTTCACCTCCTT